TTGACGCCGGGCGACGGGTAAAGCTGCCGTCTGTCTGCGACAGTTGCCCCTGCAGCTCGGCAAAAGCGGCACGGTCTTCCCCGGCCTGCTGCTCGATAGCCTCAAGGCGAGCGGTGACAGACTGCTCCAGCTCCGACAGGTTTTGTGACTGGGTATCTGCGTTCAGCTGCACCTGCTCGGCAACGGCTGTAATCGCCGCGCCAACGTCGGCGAACTGCTCGCCGCTGGCCTTTTTCTGGCCAGTAAACATGGCGGTGATGCGCGCCAGCAAAGACGGGGCCGGATCGGCTACTTCCTCAAACTCGATCACGGTTTCTTCAGCGGCGGTGAACAGGTTGCCTTTGTCCAGCTTACGGGACGCCAGCGGGTTAGCTTTGGCTGTGGCGCTGAAGCTCAGGATTTCTGTGCCGAGGCTCGCCGGGTCGTCGGTCACAGCCAGGCCGACCAGATACGCCTCGCCCGTGTCGGCGAACTCAGGGTTAACTTCGATGGAGGTGTAGATTTTCTGGCGCGCCTTGGTCAGCTCGACCAACTCAGGCGTCGGATCAATCCATCCATACAGCGCCAGCTTGCCCTTGAGCGGGCCGTCGCCGATTTCTTCAGCCTCGACGGCGGTCACATCGCCGAAACGGCGGAACGTACTGTCAGCGGCATAACCCCGGATATGCTCCATGTTGACGCGGGCGCCATACACGGTCGGGTCGTAGTTTTTCGCCATCTGCGAAATCCAGTCGCGGGAAATCACACGGCCGTCTGTGGTTGCGCCTTCTACTGCGATGCGAAAACGCTTTGCTTTAGTTGCCATTAATCAGGCTCCGGTCAGGGTGTTGGGTCGGTTCGGGGTCAGTTTCCCCGCCGCGACACAATCCCTCAACGAATGCCAGACCGCTCATGCATGAGCAAACAGAGACAGCAGGCGCGCCATTTTCGGCGCCGGTAGCCTTGGCTGCATGAACATGACACCGACAACCATCATCAGCGATCCGCGCCGTCAGGCCGCGCTGCTTTACTGGCAGGGTTATTCCGTGCGCCAGATTGCGGAGACGCTCAAACAGAAAACGCCAACCGTGCAGAGCTGGAAGCTGCGCGACGCGTGGGATGACGTTGCGCCCATCAGTCGCGTGGAATCCAGCATGGAAGCCCGGTTGATCCAGCTCATCATGAAAGAGGTCAAGGGGAATGGTGATTACAAGGAGATAGACGCGCTCGGCCGCCAGATTGAGCGCCTTGCCCGTGTCGAGCGCTACCGCAGCAGCGGCAACGAGGCGGACTTGAACCCGAACGTGCGCAACCGCAATAAGGGCGAGCGTCAGCCCGCAGCTAAAAACGTCTTCAGCGACGAGCAGACCGACAAGCTCACCGAGCTGTTTATGGATGGCTGCTTTGAATATCAGCTCAACTGGCACAGGGCCGGGCTGACTCACCGCATCCGAAATATCCTGAAGTCCCGCCAGATAGGCGCGACGTTCTACTTTGCCCGTGAGGCGCTGATAGACGCGCTCACTACCGGGCGCAACCAGATTTTTCTTTCGGCCAGCAAGGCGCAGGCGCACGTCTTTAAAAACTACATTCTCGACTTTGCCCGCCAGGCAGACGTTGACCTGAAAGGCGATCCTATCGTGCTGCCGAACGGCGCCCGCCTGATATTTCTCGGTACGAACGTGCGCACCGCGCAGAGCTACACCGGCAATCTGTACCTGGATGAATATTTCTGGATCCCGAAATTTCAGGAGCTGCGCAAGGTCGCCAGCGGCATGTCGCTACACAAGAAGTGGCGTACCACCTACTTTTCCACGCCGTCGGCCCTGTCGCACAGCGCCTATCCATTCTGGTCGGGCGAACTGTTCAATAAAGGACGCCGCAACCGGGATGACCGCATTGAGATAGACCTCTCACATTCGCACCTGGCGAAAGGCGCGCTGTGCGGCGACGGTCAGTGGCGCCAGATCGTGACGGTTGAGGATGCGCTAAGCGGCGGCTGCAACCTGTTCGACATTGACCAGCTGCAGCTTGAATACAGCCCGGCGGAGTATCAAAACCTCCTGATGTGTGAATTTGTCGATGATGAGGCGAGCGTGTTCCCGTTTGCCGAGCTGCAGAGCTGCATGATCGACAGTCTCGAAGAGTGGGAGGACTTTAACCCGTACCTGCCGCGCCCGTTTGCTTACCGGCCGGTCTGGATCGGCTATGACCCGTCGCATACAGGCGACAGCGCCGGGTGCGCGGTTATCGCGCCGCCGGTTGTGGCGGGCGGCAAGTTTCGCGTGCTGGAGCGTCACCAGTGGCGCGGGATGGACTTTGCCGCGCAGGCGAAGTCCATTGAGGACTTAACGAAAAAGTACACCGTGGAATATATCGGCGTCGATGCAACCGGCATCGGCCAGGGCGTTTTCCAGCTGGTACGCCAGTTTTACCCGGCGGCGCGCGAAATCAAATACTCGCCAGAGGTTAAAACCGCAATGGTACTCAAGGCAAAGGACACCATCAGCAGCGGGCGCCTGGAGTATGACGCCGGGGCGACGGATATCACACAGTCCTTTATGGCAATCCGCAAAACCATGACGGCCAGCGGCAACCGCTCAACCTATGAGGCGAGCCGTAGCGAGGAAGCCAGCCATGCCGACGTCGCCTGGGCAATCATGCATGCACTGTTAAACGAACCGCTTACCGCAGCCAGCGGCGGCGCCAGCCCCTCAATTCTGGAGTTTTACTAATGAGCAAACGCAGGGGCCGCAAGGCCCATTCCGCTACCGCGCAGCCGGTACAGGCAACCGCACCGCAGCAGCACGCAGAGGCATTTACCTTTGGCGAGCCAACGCCGGTTATGGACAAGCGCGACATTCTGGATTACGCCGAGTGCATCGGTAACGGGCGCTGGTATGAGCCGCCGGTCAGCTTTCACGGTCTGGCGAAAAGCCTGCGCGCGGCCGTTCACCACAGCTCGCCTATTTACGTAAAGCGCAACATTCTGGCCTCAACCTTCATTCCGCACCCGATGTTGAGCCAGCAGGAATTCAGCAAAATAGCCCTGGACTATCTTGTTTTTGGTAATGCCTACCCGGAACGCCGCGATAATGCGCTTGGCAAGCCGCTGCGTCTTGAAGCATCTCCTGCGAAATATACAAGGCGTGGGATCGAGGATGACATTTACTGGTTTGTGAACGACTGGAAAGAGCCGCATCAGTTTAAAAAGGGCAGCGTTTTTCATCTGATGGAACCGGACATTAATCAGGAGCTTTACGGCCTGCCGGAATACCTCAGCGCGCTTAACTCAGCCTGGCTGAATGAAGCGGCGACGTTGTTCCGCCGCAAATATTACCAGAACGGCGCCCACGCAGGTTACATTCTCTACATGACCGACGCGGCACAGAGCAGCAGCGATATCGACCGGATGCGCCAGGCGATGCGCGATACTAAAGGGCTGGGGAATTTCCGCAACCTGTTCATGTACGCCCCGAACGGCAAGCCGGACGGCATCAAGATTTTGCCTCTCAGCGAGGTTGCGACGAAAGACGATTTCTTTAACATCAAGAAAGCCAGCCGCGACGACCTGCTCAGCGCGCATCGCGTGCCTCCGCAAATGATGGGGATTATCCCGGACAACTCAGGCGGTTTCGGCGATGCGGTAAAGGCTTCTCAGGTGTTTGTGCGCAACGAGCTGACGCCGCTGCAGGAGCGAATGAAAGAGATTAACAGCTGGATTGGTGAAGAGGTGATCACGTTCCGCCCCTACGAGCTAGAGCAAAAATCAGCCTAATTCAGTGGATCATAGAGAGCGGCCTTTTAAAAAGGTCGCTTGTAGACTTTAAATCTCTTTATGAAAAACCGTTTTACCCAATACCAAAATTCCCCAAACCTATCACCTTTAGTCATATTTAAATCGCGATGTTCTCTCCTGACTGAAAAGAAAATATTTAAGTAAGGGTCTTCAACCTTTTCTTCAATTTCTTCGCACGCATTCATATTTATCCTTTCAAGAGCAAGATAATCCCTCTTTACAACACTAGGGCTTCTAAAAGCAGTATCCTCCCATGCGCTCCTAATGTTAGAGCTGAAGAATGATAGATTTTCTTTAATATGATTCATCACACGTTCAAACCTTGCACAAAACTCTTTATTATCAAGGTGCATCACAGGTGACTGATTAACATTCATCCTTTGACTCTTTTCTCGACAGTATTTATGGTACTCTTCTGAAACCTTCTGATGGAACGCTCTCTTTTCTTCCTCATTTTGAAAAGATGCATATTCATAATTAGTAGAGTTATACATTTGCTCAAGCCAATGCAGCCCAGCATATTCATTTACCGCCCTCTCAAGAACCTTATCATCAGCCTGATATGGAGCGTCAAACTTTAATTTATAGTCAAACAAAAGCAGGTCACAAACATCATGGTAAATCTTATCGTAAACCCTGAGCTTTTCAATCCTTCTTGAGTTTCTAGCTTGCCGAACAGTATTAATAAATCCGAGGCATGAAATCAAAAACCCCCCAATAGATATATATAATGATATCTGATTGTCGTTTTTCATTCACTCCCTCGTTATTAATTGCATTGACATTTGAGTTATTGGTTTTCTCATTTTTTTCATATTGTTGCAAGAGGTTACTCTCAGCAGTTAGGGTTAAGTCATGTCAGCATCAATTTAAGCGGCCTGAGCCGCGTTGTGCGGGGTTCTGCCGCTGAAGATTACTGCATTCACTTAACACTACTGCTCTTATCACATCGCCGCTGACGCAGCCTGCGCATACATGTTTGCACCCCTCGCGCGCAATGCTATCCCCGCCACGCCTGCCCGCTTTGTGCATCGCTTTTAATGCAGTTGCATCAAACAAAAAAAACGAGGCCAGCACTGGCCTTGTCGCATGTTTTCAGCTGTGGTAATCGCATGCAGATCCATGCACGTTATGCATGCATGGCTCACTGCAGCTTAAAATCTTCTGCCGACTCCGGCTTAAAAGTGCTTTTTGGCTCCAGGCTGTTCAGGAAAAGGATACCCTGATGAAGCGAAACGGGGTGAGGCAGCTCTATCATGAAAACAAAATCGTACGTCCGGCCGAGCCAGTACCCGCCGCCGCTCTCTCTGGATCTCTGGAAAAAGACCCACTCACCCGGCGTGTAGTAAGTTAGCGACTCGCCACGATGCACGATTTTGAATTTGTCTGCACTCTTCGCCATAGCCTAACGCCTCGCAATGCTCGTTGTTCAACTCCACTGCCGCCAAAATCAAGCTTTTGACGTCGGCACAGTTACCTCGATCAGCCAGCTTTCATCTTCCCACACGTTCTGAAGCAGCTCGCTCACGCGCCTTCTGTCCTCATCGAGCTTTAAGCCCGGCATTTCTATTTTTGTATGACTACCCTGGCGAACTTGCACCTCGGCGTCGGGGAAAAGAGCGCAAACGCGGCGGCTAACCTCTGCATCAAAAGCATCTATAACTGGCTGGCTTATCTTTTGATTATTTTGATTTTTATCGAGCATGATATCTATTCGCATACAGTCTTAACCTCGCTCGTTATTCTTCAAACGGCACGGCCGAAAACACGACCGAAAACTGCTTGTTGGTTATCGAGGTGTTACGCGCTATCTCAGCAATGAGATTCAAAGCAATCACCCTATCGCGCTCTCTGCAGATCCCTTCTGATGTAAGCCTCGCTATCAGCTCTACCCGCTCAAGCATTACCCGCTCTTTTAAAACATTATCCATGCGCCCTCCCCAATAAATATACTGTCTATTTATACAGTAGCACAGGCTCAAGAATCTTCGAAAGAAAAATGTTTCACTAAAAAGCACTTTTTATCTACCTGATATAGATGCGTTTTATTTGCGACCCGCCTCTATTACCTAAAACCGCATCTACATCAATTTTTTGTCAATCCCTTACCAAAACAGCCCTTCAATCAGGCTTTGTTAGGCCTTGCCAATTCAGCCAGTCTGTTAAATCTTTCTAATATTCCTGCCTTATCGGCCTCAACTTTCGGCCGGAACAGGTCGCCGTAAGCCGAGCTGCGGAACAGGCGGCCGCCGATTTTGGTCTGCGTGCCGCCAATCAGGCGCACGGCCAGCCCGCGACTGATGGTTTCACCGCATAAATCTTTCACCTGACCTATCACGTTGTCGCACGCGGCCTCAATTTTGTCCGACCGCCTCAGCTGCAGGTGCCGCTTTTCTGGCTCCTGCGCCCTAATCCGGCTCAGCAGCTGGCGCCTTTCTCGCCTGCTCATGCCGTCCAGGTCGATATTGTCGAAACTTTCCGGCGGGTTCGAATCCTCAGATCTCAATCCCCCCGTACAGTTATTGACAGAACTCCGAGAGGACGCGGACGCGTCCTTAAATTCAAAACCCAAATCAACGGCACGTTTCGGCACAATCTTCCACTGCGCGAGACGGGTGAGGATCGGCGTATCTTCGCCAACTTCAGTTGCATAAACGCCCTTTATGCGCACGGTTTCCTCGCCGTATTCGTTCACGTCATCGCTGGCCTGATACCAGGTGCGCACAGCCAGCTCGTCGCGGCGCACGAACGGGCCGCCCTGTGCATTAACGTATCCTGCCCAGTCTCCCGCGTCGGCAGCGTCATGCGCGGCCGCAAACTCAACGCTGAGGCCGTGCGCGGTGTCGCTGTCTGCCATGCGGCGCAGCTCGCGGTAAACCGTCACCGGCGCACCGCCCACAAACTGGAATTGCCGGATGTGCCAGCGGGCCGCCCATGCGGAAACGGCCGAGGCGGTTTCCTTCAGGTCTTTGCCGCTTTCGTCGTCCGTCTCGCCGTCCAGCGCGTAGCCGTCGATGTTTTTGGAAATGTACTTAGCGACGTAGCCCGTCGCGCTGCCCTTCTCCGGGTCGATAGCCTCCGCGTGAAAGCGGGCCTTGCGGGCCTTGTCGGTCGTCAGCTCGCCGCTGTCTTCCTGCCAGGCGTAGTCGCGCATAATCTCGCGCACGCGCTCAACCTGTTCGGGACGCATAAACATCAGCATATGCCAGTGCGGGGTCGCGTCGTGATGAGGCTCGGCAACGCGGATCCCGAAGATGCGAATTTCTTCGCGGTGCAGTTTGGCGCGGATTTTTTGCCAGACGCCGCAGAGGTAGCGCTGGGTGTCGGCCGGGCTTGCGCCGTTCCATTTGCGGTTGCGATGGCCGGTTTTGATTGTGGCGTGATAGCGCGCCGGGGCAGTCAGCGTGTAGAACTCGCCGATAAAGCCCATTTCGTTGCAGATGTTTTCGAAGCCGCGAATGCGGGTCATCAGCTCACAGCGGCGGATCGCCGGATTGGCCACGCTGCCGTCGTACTTTTCAATCAGGCTGATGCGGTTGCCTTCCTCGTCTTCCAGCTCCATGCCCTTGAGGAACTCACGGGTGCGGCGCTTCTGCTCGCGCCACTCTGAGACGGTCATGCTGCTGGCGTAGGGGGTATGCTTTTTGCTGACGTTAGCCAGGGCAATCTGCAGGTGCTCACGCCATGACGCGGCGACGCGGCGCAGGCGGCCCTTCCACCACTTTTCGGTCTGCATGCGCATGATCGCCGGGGTCACTTCCTCCGGGTCGAACAGACGGGACGTGACTTTTTCCCACAGCGGCGGCGTCTGGCTCAGCTCGCGGGTGATGGTGGCGGCGGTCATGTAAACGCGGTGCGTGTACCGGTAATCCGACTCGTCGCTGGCCTGCGCGTGCGCCTGTACCAGCTCTGCGAGGATAAAGTTAGCCACATCCCCGGCCAGCAGATCGACGTCGGCGCGCGCCATATCAGGCAGGCGGTTAAATCGGCGCATCAGCTCCCACAGCGTACCGGCCGCGCTGGCCGCACCAGCCTGTTGCGCGGCGTTGCCTGCCAGCAGGTTAAACGTGCCGCTGCTCATTTCGCCGAGGCGGTACTGTTCACTGACGCATTCAACGCGTGGCAATGTGCGCTCAACAAAGGTTTTTGCTAAGTACGCATTGGCACGGGCAATGCCCTGGGTCTTTTCAAGCTCGCTGACGCGGCGCTTAACGTCGAGCTGGATCAGCGTCGGCTGCTTTTCCAGTAATTCCTGCGCACGCGCTAAAGCCGCATTCATCTGATTGCGGCTGTGCACCTCCTCATAGGTGGGGTACGGGCTGGCGATGGCTTCCCGTGGAGCATTCCACGGGTAAGCGTATTCCTGAATCATTGAACCGCCTGCACTTCTGCAGACCAGCCAGCGCCTGCCGCCGGATCAACGCCGACAAAAACTGCGCTCTCCAGTGGACGGCGCACGGCGATAATTTCCGAGGCGCGCTTACCCTCACCGGCGGCAACGCCAACAGAACGGGCTACGCTGATTTTGGTGATGTCGAACGCGCGAAGAATGCTGCGGGTGTAGAAGGTGTCACTGTTTGAAACGACAACCGGGCAGCGCTCCGATACGCCGAGCAACATGCTGACCAGATCGTGATGCTCATCTTTGCCGAATCCGGCGGTGTGGTAGTCCGAAAACGTCCCGTCATAAGGCGGATCGCAGTACACCACGTCGCCAGCTTTAGCCAGGCGCAGCGTCTCGCGGAAGTCGGCGCAGATAAACGTTGCGCACTGCGCCTTTTCCGCGAATGCCTCAATCTCAGCCAGCGGGAAATAGGGTTTCGAGTAATTGCCAAAAGGGATATTGAACTCGCCGCGACGGTTGTAGCGGCACATGCCGCGATAGCCGTGGCGGTTCAGGTACAGGAAGTGCGCGGCGCGCTCCAGCAGGGGCAGCGCGGGGTTATGATTAAACGTCTTACGGACAGAATAATAACTTTCGCCTGTGGTGTTCTGGTTGAACAGGCTGGCCGCCACAACGATAAAGGGGCGGACGTGCTCTTTTATCTGGCGGTACAGGTTGATCAGGTCGGGGTTAATATCCGCAACCAGATAGGAAGGGTAATCGGTGTTCATCATCACCGCGCAGGAACCGGCGAAGGGTTCGACCAGGCGATCGCCTGCTGGCAGGTGTGCCAGCAGCTCCGGCATTACGCGGGACTTGCTGCCCGCCCATTTCAGGATCGTGTTCATACCGCACAGCCTTTAGAAACTTTCGCATAACGCTCGGCCATGTCCTGGCAGCTGACGCAGCGAGTCACGCCACACACGGCGCGGCGGCGCTGTTCCGGGATCGGGGCGTCGCAGTCTTCACAGAAAGAAGACGCCACACCGACCGGGCGGTTAACCACGCTGGCGATGTTGCGCGCCAGCAGCTCGTCGGCGCGCGCCTGCGCCATGTCCATTGAATCGGCCATTAGTGCAGCTCCTGTGATTCGTTCTGATAACGCTCTGCCTCGCGGCGGATCAGGTCAGCAGCTTCGATACCGGAAAGCCCTCGCTGATGAACGTGCACGGCCAGCTCAACAAGGCGCTCAGACACAGCAAGCGCACGGTCTTTCCGCTCTTCAATGCGCGCCCTGGTGATGATTGCGGCCAGCGCCTCGGTATCAGCATCAAAATTAAATTTCTCGATATTTCGCATTTCACTTTCTCCAGAATTTGGGCAAAAGAATGCCCGGCGGGTGTACGCCATTTATTTGCTTCGGGTTAATTAATTAGGCAGAGCCATTCGCTTCGGAAATAAACTCACGACTGCTTTCAGATGATTCATTGCACGAATAAGCGCCGCTCTTTCATCAGTGGTCAGTTCACTAAATTCAGCGTCGTGCCTGTCTTTACCGATGTTTGCCAGGAAGAGAATCGCACTCAGCGCGCGCTTGTTGTCCTGATAATTGCGATCTTCAACATCGCGCATTTCTGAGAAGAAACGGGCCATATCTTTGTCACAGTTGCCGCCCATCAGTTGTGCGCGAATTAAGGCAACGTGATTCAGCGCCGAAACCCTCTGACCGGCAGTAAGCTCGACCAGCATTGAATCGCCTTCGATAGCCATGCTTTACCTCTTTGCTCTTTTACCTGTACCTGCTGGCTCAGTACCGGATGCCAGCGCTTGCCGTTCTCGCCCATAATCCAGCCATGACCGTATGACATCGACGGACTCTGACGCTTGAGGCGTGCCGCAAATGAAATCATCGTGCGCCCTCAGCTGATGCCAATCGAAGCACCCAGCCCGCTGATTGCGTCAACGGTTGAGGCTAAGGTCGGGTTAGAGTGAACGCGGTTCTGCACGGCCAGCGCGGCCAGCAT